AAAGTTTTGATCCTTCTATTGGAAAAACAAGTACTAAAACTATACATTTTGTTGATTCTTCTATTGTGCGTTTAGGCGACTATTCTTTTCAAAGCGTAAATGGTGAAGAACAAAGTAATTTACAAGGTGAAGATAGATCTATAATTGCAAATATTGCTGATGAAATTTATAATATATCTTCAAAAGAAATATCTGGTGCTCTTTATAGACAGGTGTTGGGTGAAAAATTAGTTAATCAACAACAACAAACTTATAATTTATTAAAAGAAGTTTTGACTACAGTTCAAGGTTTTGCTCAAACTACTCAAGTTTTATTAGACGCTTTTGTAGATCATACACACGCTTTGCCTAAAATAGAATTAAATTTGGAAAAAGAAATTAAAAGTAAAGATTTATATAGGACAGAGCCAAAGATTAAACAAAATCCGCCTCAGATTGTCCGAACACCATCTAAAAGGATACGCATACAAACTGGAACTAGAATAATTAATGATCCACTTGGCTGGGGCAAGCGATCACAACCAATATATAGTTATACTAACGTTCCTGGTAGTACAATTAGTGTACCATCACCACCAACAATTACTCCGGGTCGTATAAAAATTAGAAGAATAAAACAAAAAATTAATTTTGAAGCGATTATTGGAGGTGCAGAAGATCCAAGATTTTCTGCCCCTATACAATTAAATGTAGAACCTGAAAAAGCTATTGATCCATTATTTGGTAAAAAAGATATTGATCCATTATTTGGTGCTTCAGCCGGTGGGCAGGCCACCGCTGGCAATGGCTTTATGCCAACAGGAGAAGAAACTTCTATAGAAGAAGAAATTTCTATAGAGAAAGACAAAACTTTAACTGAGTTAGGAGAGAAAACATCTGCTGTTAGTGATTCTTTAGAAAAAGTTATGATTTCTTTTGAAAATCAACAAGAAAATTTAAATGCATTATCATTAAAAATAGCAACTTTTTTAAGTAAACATCAATTTGTTAATTAAGTGAGAGTATAGAATGCCAAGAGAAAGATTTATAGAGGGCGAAACAGTTGTCGATCCTTTTTATCCAGATGGATATATATCTAGTGATCAAGATAGACAACAAGTTATTGCTAATAAAGAAAGATATGCAGCCCCTATAAACTCTATTAATTTAAAGTTTCCGCTAAAGTCTTATAGACGAGGTTTTTTTCAAGGTAATACAGATACCATTAGTGCGGTTAGAGAAAATATTAAAATACTTTTGTTAACACGCAAGGGTGAACGCCTGATGCATGCTCCAATGGGAACTGATATTGCAAATCTTAACGGTCAATTATTTGAACCCGAAATTAAAGATGAAGTTTTTGAAAATTTAAGATTAGACATAGAATCTGCAATAAAACAATATTTATCTTATATAAGAGTAATTAATATAAGGATGATAACGCAAGATGAAGAGCCAGAGTTGGGTAATAATAAAATAAGGATAAGCATGGATTATACTATAACTGATCAAAGTGCTATAGTAGATACAATTAATATTGGTGTAAATAATCCAACTTCATAATTAGAGAAAAAAAATGCCATCAAGAAGTCCAACAAGAGATATTAATTATTTATCTAAAGATTTTGAATCTATCAAGACTGATCTTATAGATTATGTGAAGAGACATTTTCCTAGTGATTGGCGTGATTTTAATGATGCGTCAGGGGGAATGGCTTTATTAGAATTAATGGCTTACGTAGGAGATGTTTTAAGTTTTAATATTGATAGACAAGTAAATGAAGCTTATATTAATCGCGCAGTTGAAACAAAAAATATAGTTTCTTTGGCTCAAAATTTTGGATATACTCCTAAAAATACCACGCCAGCAATTGTTAATTTATCTATAAGTGCAGATATGACTGACTCTACTTCTGGTGATACTTTATTTGTGCTCAAGAAAGGTGCTACAGTTTTTACTAACTTTGAGCCTATTGTTTCTTTTGAAACGTTAAGTGATGTAAATTTTACACAAGCTAAAGATAGAATTGTTAATACTGCAGGGGGCACTACAACTGTTACAGTAAGTGGTGTATCAGCAGTTGCGGGTATTTCTAAAGTTTTTCAATATACAGCAGGTGCCGCTATTAAGTTTTTAAAAATAACTCTTCCAGATTCTGATATTAATGAAGTTGTTTCTGTGTCGGGCGCTGATGGTAGTGAATATTTTCAAGTAGATAATTTAGCTACAGATACAATTTTTACCGGTGAAGTTAATACAGATAGTAGTTCTGGAGATGCCGGATATATAATGAGATTAAGAAGAGTTCCAAAACGATATGTTGTAGAGAGAGAACCTACTGGGTTAACTTCTGTTCGTTTTGGACCAGGAGTTTTAATGGAAGAAGATAGTGAAATTATTCCCAACCCTAACGATTTTGTTTTACCTCCTACTTTAAGGGGATCGCCTTCTGGATTTGCTCCGGTGGCAATCGATTCAACAAATTTTTTAAAAACAAAGTCGTTGGGAGTAGCTCCTCAAAATACTGTTTTAACTATTAATTATAGGGCTGGTGGTGGTGTCGCTTCTAATGTAGGAGCAAAAACTTTAAATAGATTTATTAATAAACAAGTTGAATTTGCAAAACCTAATTTAACTTCTATTTCAGCGGTTACTACTACAGATATATATGAGAGTATATCTTGCACTAATTATGATCAAGCTAGTGGTGGTGAAGAAGCAGAAAGCATTGCTTCTATTAGGGAAAATTCAGTAGGTAATATGGCATCTCAAATGCGCTGTGTTACTTTACAAGATTATCAAGCTAGAATTATGGCTATGCCGTCACAATTTGGTACTGTATTTAGAAGTTTTGTACGAAAAGATCCTAACAACAGTTTAGGAGTTGAACTTTTTTTGATTACAAGAAATTCAATTGGTAATTTAACTAATCCTTCAGGGGTTGTTAAAAATAATATAGAAACTTATATAAGAAAGTTTAGGTCATTCTCAGATACAGTTAGAATATCTCCGGGAAGAATTGTTAATATAAGCGTACAATTTACTATTGTACCTCAAGCTGATGCTAATGAGCAAGAAGCTATGATGGAATGTATTTTATTATTACAGCGAATATTTGAAACAGCACGAACTAATTTTAATGATACTATTGTAATTCCAGATGCTCAAGCAAGATTACAATCATTACAAAAAGTTATGTCAGTACCTAATTTAATTGTTAATAATAGAGTGAATGTTGTAGATACTCGCACTTATTCAGGTACAGAATTTGATATAAATGCCAATACGAATGGTGGTATTATTAAATTTCCTCAAGATATGGTGTGGGAATTAAGATATCCTAATTTTGATATTATAGGAAGAACTGCTGATCAATCTACGGCTGCTGCACAAGGCGGTGGCGCTGGTGCTGCGGCTGGTGGCGGCGGATACTAATGAGAGAATAAAATGAGCTACGCAAGAGCATTTTCACAAATAGATACTTGGATTACTGAATATTCCCTTACAGCTAATTTTGGTTTAACACCAGTATTAGAAGTATGGAATAAAATCAATAATCGCCGCGATGATAGAAAAGAATGGGCTAGGATGCTTTTAAAGTTTGGTCTTACTTCTTTGAGTGCAGGTATTGTGAGTACGGGCAAATATCCAGACCCTAGAACTGATACTACTGTGTCAGCTTATATTTATATGTTTAATACGCCATCTACTGATACAGTACCTGAAAATTTTGATATATGGTCTTTTCCTCTTACATCCAATTGGATTCAAGGCCGCGGATTAGATAATGATAATTTTAGCAATACAGGATTCGCGAATGCGCTGTCGGCTACAAATTTAATACCTTGGACTGACAGTAATGGAACTACAGGAGCAAATAATTTTCTTGGTTATGATGATGCGGTTTATGATTCTAATTCTGGATCAGCAAGTTTTGTTAATGGACAAGAAAATTTAAAAATAGAAGTCACTGATTATTTTAAGGCATTTCTTAATTATGCAACTGGAACCTCTATTGCGAATGGAGGGTCTGCAGATCATGGTTTTCTTTTAAGAATGTCTGATGCAGAAGAATGTAAAGATGCTACTGAAGCTACCGCAGCTGGAGTAGCTACCTCTGTTTCAGCTGATAATTTTTATTCTAAGAAATTTTATAGTAGAGAAACAAATACTCAAAATGCACCTTATCTACAATTAGAATGGCCTGGAGCTATTAAAGATGATAGAAAAAGCATAAAGTTTTCTAAGTCTGGTCTTCTATATTATTATAGTGTAGTTGATGGAGCATTGACTGATTTAAATGGAACCGGCCCGTTTCCTGGCCATGTAACTTTAAGTGCAGATGGTAATGCGACAGTTGCAGGTAGTACTGGAATTTATTTAGGCATCGCGGTATCAGCGGCTCGCGCGTCAAAAGGTATTTATAAAATAAATGTTGGCGATGCAGGAACTGAAACTGCTGCTGCTGGATTAACAGGCATAAACATTGGTGTTTCTGGTGCCACTTCCTTTACTGACAGTTGGACGGTTACAACTGCTGGTGAATATAGAACTGACTCTTTTAGTTTTAGTTGTATATTACCTACATCTGGCCACAGTAGTTATACGACAGCCAATTATCAAATTACACTTAGTAATCTTGTACCTAAATTTCAACCTGGTACCATTCAAAGAATACGTGTTAACGTAAAAGATAGAACGACTTCGTTAAAGAGCGTTACTGGAAGCAGTACAGCGATGAACAATTATACTGTTAAATCTGGTAAAATTCAGATTAGAGAAAAATATACAGATGATATTGAAGTAAATGATTTTGATATTTCTTATGATTCTGAAGGCAATTTCTTTGATCTAGATACTAATCTTTTATATCCTGGTATCCCTTATAAAGTTTTTATGCAATTAGATGTTCGTGGTGATACTTTCTATTATGATTTTCCTGACAAATGGGATTTTGTAGTTGGAGAGTCTTATAATACTGAGGATGCTAATCCATCTTCTATGGCTAAAAGTGCAAGAAGTAGTAATTTTGATTATGGTCTTTTATAGAGAGAATTAAATGGCTGATTCTGGATTTTCATATGAAACATTAGTAGCGTCATTATCTGCTTTTGGCACTTCTAGTGGTGCGCTTATAAGCCTTAGTATCACAGGAAAAGATAGTAAGGTAAGACCTCTAGTAAATTATAGTGATTTTTCTCAGCATATATTTTTTGGTGATGCTGTAAGACGATTTAACACCTCTATCACTAGGATTCTTGATGAATATCCTATTGGAATGAGTGGTGGCGATGTATCTTCTCTTTGTGCTGAAAATATTTTTCAAGTTGATGATTTTAAAAAAAAATCTGGTGGTTTTGATTTATGGTTATTAGATAAATTAGCAATTACTGGCTCTAGTTCTTCTAATCCAAATGCAGAATCTAATGTAACAGTAAACGCTACAAATCAAGATGGAGATTTAGTTCCATTAGTGCATATCGTAAGAGGTGCGACTAATTCTTTAACAGGCTCTCAAACAGGTGTCCGCGACTCAGTTTCGGCGCGAGCTGTTAATTTTGAAGAAGAAAATTTAAATGTTGTAGAAAGAACTGCGGGAACATCTCAATATTTAACTATTAATACTGATCCAAGAGGGTTACGACGATCTACTACCAGAAAGGCTATAATAGAGTTTCCGGCGACAGCAGAAACACGTATTAGTAGAGGCCCGGAACTTAAAAATATGTTGCCTGCAGTTTTATTTAGTGGTGATGACGATGAAATTCTTGAAAAATTATTAGCTTCTTTTGGTGATGAACTAGATGAATTAAAAACATTTATTGATCAAATGTCTAATGTAAAAAGAATAAGTTATGATAGTTCCAATCGCGTACCTAATAAATTTTTACCTGCTTTAGCCGAAGAATTTGGTATTAGGTTGTTCGGAATGGCTACTAGAAGTGGATTTCAAAAATATTTGACTCAATCTATTTCAGGTTCTACTCGGCAAGAAATAACATATGAAATTTGGAATAAAGTTCTTAATAATATTGTGGTTCTTTTAAAAACAAAGGGAACAAAGGAAGCTGCAGAAGCGATAAGTAGAATATATGGAGTTGATCATAATTTTATTAAATATAATGAATACTCTGCTTTTCATAAACCTTCAGATATAAGAATAGCTGAAGAAGTTGATGTGCCTGTTTTTTATACTTCTGGCGATGCATTTATTCAAACTACTAGTGATGCTACTACGGGATCAGCATTAGCTTTTGATTTTCCAGCTTCAACAAATTTTACTCTTCAAATGCGTGTATCAGCCACAGGTGATCATGGGTCGATGACTTTATTGAAGCATCCGATGTATACTCTTGATATGGACGCTAGTGGCCGAGTGGCATTTAAATCTACCACTACTGCTTCTATGTCAGCTCTTACTGATTTAACTTCAATGTCGGGGTGGATTAAGGGTGGCGGAAGCGCAGATAATTTTGTTAATGTAGCTGTTACTCGTTCTGGCGATACTTTAAAGGTTTGGACTTTAGCTCTTTCTGGATCGCCTACTGGTGGTAATGCTATAGTGTCTTATGCTTCTGCTGCTACGGCTGCTTATGATATAGCTAATATGAATTTTTCTTCTACGGGCGGTGTAGGAACTAATTCTGTAGGTGGAACGAATTATTCACAATTTCCTACTTATTTTCCTGCTTCGGGGTCTTTTACTGGTTATATGCATGAAGTAAGAACGTGGCATAATGTAGCTTTGCAAGATGATGATTTGTTTGAGCAGACAAGAAATTTTGAATCTGTATCTTTTCAAAATTCTACTGGAGCGGTTGATACAGTTGGTCTTACAAACAAAGCTAATTTTTCTAGTTTATCAGCACATTATAAGCTTCGCGAAAATGTTGTATTAAAGGGACAATATAATTTTATAGTGGATTCTACTACAGCTAGTAATACCGCACATCCTGTAAGTTTTGACGGCCTAAGCGGAAAGCATTATAGAGTATTTCAAAATCAAGAAAAAATAATGAAGTATTCTCCGGTTGGGCTGGCGGCTGATAATGATAAAATTAGACAAGAAGATACGACTAATAGAGTTATTGATACAGGTTACGTAAGTTATGCGTTAAGCCCTATAAGTGTATTAAATAATGCTATTAGAAGTTTTTATCAAAATTTAGATATTGCTGGTTCAATGGGTGATCCAGAAGATTTATTTAGGAAATATTATACTGGACCTATTACTGAAAAATGGCATGATATCAGTGCTCAAATGGGATTGGCACCGTCGGCTACTTTTGCTACACAATCTTCTACAGCATGGGATAGAATAAGATCTGGTGGTGGTGTATTAGGAAGCACTATAAGTGGTGCTAGCGGCAATACGGTAAGTGTTACTGATCTTAATGCTTTTGTAAAATCCTTATCTAATTTTAATGATACTTTTGGGGGTATTTTTACCTTTATAAAACAGTTTATACCTGTTAAGAGTTATCCTCTAGGGGAGGGGGTATTTATTGAAAATCACCTCTTAGAACGACCGAAAATGATACGTAGATTTGGGTTGAGAGAGTCTACTGGAACGGGATATGTTGGAGCGCCTACAACAAGTGGTGATAGAGGAGTAATTGCTTATGATGAAGGTAAGGAACCTTATAATCAAGTACCGAGTTTAATTAATATTTCAGTTACTAGTTTTACCGTTAATAATCATTTTAATCCAGGTAATTTATCAACTCAAGGTTCTAATAGTGCAAATGATACTACATTAATTGCTTCTGCTGCTACTACGGCTGATTTTCAAGGATATCAATATCAAGGTGGTTTACAAGAAACTCTTGAAAATAGTGTTACGGCAGTAAGAAGTGTTCCGGCATTAAGTGTAAATAGTTCTACTAATGTCCCAAGATTTTTACCTACTCGAATTGGCCGTGCATTACCATTAACAATAAAACCGGCTCATCCTGCTGACACAGAAATAGAACTAACGGTAGATAAGCTTTTACTTTCTCCAATTGCTCAACCTATATCAGCAAATATTAACGCTGTTATAAAAGGCCGAACAAGAATGCTAGCAAGAGGTAATGCTTTTAGAACAGAAATGCCAGCTTTACGATTTGATTTTCCAGCTTCAGGAAATGGTGATAATCTTTTTGAAGCTACTATTGGAAATATAGCTGAAGGAAAAGGCCGTACTATAAAAGAAAAAGATATAACCTTCACTACTAATCTCGAAACGGGAGACATAGAATTTGAATTAAGATTATCAGATGGTATTCGTTCTTTAACCGCTATTGATACGGCACGTAATATAACTCAACAAGTAGTAAACGAAACTGTTTCAGGTTCTATAGGCATCGTGCCGTTAAGAATAACTAATTTATTTAACAATAGTACAACAGTATTTAGAATAGGTGTTAATTCTGATTCTGATAAAGACACTGATTTTATTAGACAAATTTCTGATCAAGGTGGTGTTAAAATTCAATCATAAGGGAGGTTAATATGATTTACCTAAACCAATTTAAGCAACTATCAGATAA